TAATAACTTCTCTGGATATAATGCCACAACTGGATCGACTGATGCTGCGATATATAATAACTCAGGACAAAGTGTAACAATCAATGTTACAGGTGGTAACCTAGTTGATACGTCATATAGAAATGGTGCAAGTGCAACCACAACTATTAATAATAACGTTGCTATTACAGTTACTAATATGAAAGATAATACTGAGGTAAGAGTATTTCAAACGAGCACAATTGATACTACTCCACCTTATACTGCACCAACCGAATTGGCAGGCATTGAAAATGCTACTGCAGGTACAGAAGATGCAAGAACATTTACATTCAGTGTTCCTTCTGGTACCGGAATTACTATTCGTACATTTAATGAAAATTGGATTGCTGATGACATTGTACTTACACCTACATCATCTCAAGATGTTCAGGTTGCACAACGTCGTGACCGCGTGTTTAGTAATCCATAAATAACATATAAATAGATCAAAGAAATTAAAGTTTTTAGGAGAAAACAATATGGCAGGTGAAAGAACATTCCTTCAGGTTCCGCCAGACAGTACCGGCAAACGTGTACGAATGACGCACACCGCCGAGCTTTTCTATCAAAATGGTGTACCAGATAACTATAACTGGGGCATCGGGGAAATGTATCGTACTACTTTTAGCGATGGCAACGTATATACAATCCACGTTCATGGATATCATAGAATAACCGCAACAACTGGCTTATTAGAAGTTCATTATAATAAAACTGCTAAGTATAATAATCTTACTCCAACAGTTGGTGCTAATATTATTGATGAAGATGGTGTTACAGTTCGTGCGACCGTTCAGTCTTTTAGAGATGTATATATCAATTCAAATCATATTATTGGATATGATAATCCAGAATATGGTGTAGACGTTGACCCAACTGGTTCAATGAATGTTCGCTTTGCTGAAGGTCTTCCACAACTTGATGCTTTTGGTAAACTTCGTGTATCCGGTAAAACTATTCTGGGCGATTATATTTTTACTAGTACGCTTTCTGGGGATTTTGCTAGAATTCAATACGGTGGAGGCACAGTTACACACGACACAACTTTTAACGGTCTATTGCTAACTACTCCATCTGGAACATCAACAGATGTAGGTAATAATAGAGAGAAAAAAGCACAATATACTTCTAACACTTATCATCACTATTTTCCAGGTTCTAGTCACCTAATTATGATGACCGCTGCTGTTGGTGATACAGGTCAAGCAGGCGTTGTTCGTGAATGGGGGTATTATGATGATGATAACGGTTATTATTTTAGAGTAAATGAAGAGCAAACATCAGAAGCTGGCGATAACTTTGAATTTGTTATTCGTTCAAGTGCTGATGGAAATCTTCGTGAAAAGCGTATTGCTCGTAATTATACAAAAGACTATCTGTGGGATTCTGGTACCAGTACTTGGACAGAAACAGCCACAAGTACAGATGGTTGGAACGGTGATCCCTGGGATGGGACTGGTGATAGCGCCACAACAATCAGTCTGACTTCAGACAACATTTATTGGATTGATATTCAATGGTTAGGTGCCGGTCGTATTCGCTTTGGCACATTTATTAAAGGTGAACGTATTGTTATTCACCAATACTATCATGATAATAATAACGGTCTACCTCATTCCCAGACCGGTGCTCTACCTTTACAATTTGCGCAATATAACGTTTTAGACCAGACTGTCACAAGTTCATCAACGTTGAAAGTTTGGTGTGCAATTATTGCTACTGAATCAAATATTGATCTAAAAGGTCTTGGACGTGCACAAGTTGAAACGTTTACAGCAACATTTGACCCAAATAACCTAAACGATTGGAAAGGTACAAATGATACTGGTAAAGGTGATCGTGTAGGTGTTATATCTGATGGTGTTACGGGTTCAACTACTACTTTGACAGTTCCCAATACAATTGTTGATACTGGTGCAGGGCCATTTATTCGTGCTGGTTACAGATTACATCTTGAAGCGACAAATGGCGGTTCTGGTACTCTTCAAATGGGAACCACTGTTTTAGAGATTGTTAATTCAACAACTATTATTGTTGATAAAGCACCGGCAACACCTCTTACTGGAGTAGAGGATATTAGATTCCATCTTCATGTAGATGATGAATATAACTTAATCGGAATTCTAACACCTCGTGCAAAATTAGACGGACAGACAAGCACAAACCGAACTTTATATCTTCCACAACAGATGGAAGCAATGGCATACCACGCGGATGGTTCTGAAGCATTTTGTGAAATTGAAGTATATGTAAATCCAGTTCTGTCTGGTAATGCAACTGTGCTTCCATTAGAAAGTACTGATACTCCTGCTGGACCATTCGTAGAGATTGAACCAGATGATCCTGGTTGTGCTGTTGTTTCTTATAAGAATACCGGTCTAGTAAACTATCTTGGAGGTGGTTATCATCAGTTAGCAACATATTTCAAAGGGTCTGCACCCGCGAGGCAACTTGGTGGCGCTTATGGTAACTTCCAATCTGGTGCGTTTAAACTTTATTCAGCCGGTGGTGGTAATAACCGTTGCCCTATTAAACGTGTTATTCAGTCTCCTGCCTCAGGAATTCCTACAGTAATTGAAATTGATACTGGTACAGTGTTTGCTAACGGCGGTCCTAGCTTCTCATTGCATCGTGAAGGAAACCCTATCCAGTTTGAAAACATTCCAGGACTTATTGGTTCAGATGCTACAAACGGTCTAAATGATGGTATTACTAATGGTGCTGGCAAGACTTACTATCTAAGAATGATTAGTGAAAGTAATGCTGAACTATATGAAGATCAAGGCTTTACAGTTCCTGCTGATACAAGTGCTATTAGTAACTCAACAAACGGAAATAGCTTAACTTGGAAACCTGCAAGTGTTCCTACTGGTGGATTTATTCTATCGGGATATGGCGAATATCTTTATTTTGCTATTGTTGCTAAACCAGTTGGCCTATCTGCTGCTGGTAATTCATATGGTAGTACAACATCTACTATTGACCAAGATCGTGATATTACGGTTCACTTCATTCTGAATTGGAATGAGGTTATTCAGTAGTGTCTTCTGTAGCTTTAAACTATAACCATTGGAATTATTGGTCGGTATATAATCCGGCCAATGAACTGTATGGTAATAGTAAGGTTACATTTGATGGCATTAACAAACTTATCCTTGTTAATTACGGTGAGACTGAATTAGACTTTAGAGAGGACGTATATAGCAACTGGAAAGAGTGGATGAAGGATCCTACGCTACAGAATGCACAATACGAACCGGCTATTTCGGTTATTGGTGGTGATCCATTACCTGGTGACCGTGCTCTTGGTACTACGTTCTTCCTTACCAATGGTTGGCGTATGAGAACTTGGGAAGGTGACCATGAGCTTACTGTTACCGGGAACGTGTTTACCGAAGAAGGTGAATCTCTTTTTGTAAAGACACTAGAAGGTTGGACTATCACTATTAACTTGAATACTTCTACTCTGGTTGAAACCATTCTACCGACTATTGCTATCGATCAAGGTACGGTGGATGGTATTGCTACTGCTGTTTGGAACGAATCGCTTTCGAATGGTAATACAGCAGAAGAAACACTTATTGCCATCCAACAAGGTTTTGGTGGCTTTGATTCTGACGTCTGGAATTATATTATAGATAATTCGAAGAATCAAACTGCTGCTGAAAAGCTACGTAAGATAGCAACAAAAACTCAAGATATTGCATTGGGTTAATAAATCTTAAAATTCTAATTATTATAAATAATATACAAAGGAGATTATTATGGAAGATATTGAAGATTTAGTCCAAAATGTTATGGACAATAATTTCAATAAAGCGAATGACGTATTTAATACGTTGATCCAGAATAAAATGACAGATGCTCTAGAGCAAGAAAAGATTGCCGTTGCAAGTCAGATTTTTGGAAATGACACTGAAGAGACAGAAACTCTTGAAGTTGAAGGCGAAGAAGATGATGATATGGACTTTGGCGATATCAATCTAGATGATATAGATTTAGATGACTTCGATATCGATGATATCGATCTAGATGATATAGATTTAGATGACTTCAATTTAGAAGACGAAGAAGGATAAAAACAAAATGAAGCTGATCAGTGAATATACAGAAAACAATATCCAGTGTATCGTAGAGAAAAAAGAAGACGGAACTAAGAGTTTCGTCATTGAGGGTATCTTTGCCCAAGCTGATCAGAAGAATCGTAACGGAAGAGTATATCCCCGCATGGTCATGGAATCAGCGGTTGATAAGTACGTTACAGAACAGGTTTCCAAGGGTCGTGCAGTAGGTGAATTAAATCACCCAGATGGTCCGACTATTAACTTGGATAAAGTATCCCATAAGATTACAGACCTTCGATTCGAGGGAAATAATGTTATGGGTAAGGCACAGATTTTGGACACTCCTATGGGTAAGATCGTAAAAGGTCTTCTTGAAGGTGGTGTGCAACTGGGTGTGTCAACTCGTGGTATGGGAAGTCTCGTAGAGAGAAATGGTGTTATGTATGTCAAGGAGGATTTCCACCTTGCTACCGTAGACATTGTTCAAGATCCATCTGCACCTCAAGCTTTCGTTAATGGGATTATGGAAGGTGTTGAATGGGTTTGGAATAATGGCATCATTGAAGCTAGGGATATTGAAAGAATTGAGACTGAAATTAAGAAAACGCCACGTGCTGGCCTTTATGAGGCACAGGTTCGTGAGTACAAGAATTTCCTCTCGGCGCTGAAAAATAATTAAGGAGTTAAACATGACTGATCAAATTCAGGAACAGGATGTTGAGCTTGATGAAATCGACGAGATCGAAGAAGCTCATGATCCTAAAAATGCTGAAGCACAGTCTATCGCATCAGTAGAAAAAGCTGCTGATACTGGACCTAAGGCACCAGCACGTAAAGGTGACAAAAAGAATTCCGAGCCAATGCCAAAAACAAAGGCAGGAATGATTAATGCTATGTACAACAAAATGTCAGGAATGAACAAAACTTCACTCCAGGCGATGTACAAGGGTATGTCAGAAGACGTAGATTTTGAAGAAGAAGTAGAAGATCTTGCTGAAGCTCAAATCGACGTTAATTCAGAACTCAAGGACCTTGTAGAAAACGAAGCAACTCTTTCAGAAGAATTCAAGGAAAAGACTGCAATTCTATTCGAATCTGCTGTTAACTCTAAGATCGCTGAAGAAGTTGATCGTCTCGACGAACAGTACAAGGAAGAACTAGCTGAAGAAGTTAAGACCATGAAAGAATCCATGGTTGAGCAAATCGACAGCTACCTAAACTACGTAGTTGAAAATTGGATGGAAGAGAATAAAATTGCTATCCAAAACGGTTTACGTACTGAGATCGCTGAAGATTTCATGAATGGTCTTAAGAGCCTATTCACAGAATCTTATATCGAAGTACCTGAATCAAAAGTCGACCTAGTTGACGACCTTGCAAGTCAGGTTGAAGAGCTCGAAGAAAAGCTCAACAAAACAACTAAAGATGCTATCGAAATGTCGGAAGAGATCGAACAGCTTACAAGAGAAAAAATTATCTCCGAAGCTTCTCGTGATCTAGCTGCAACCGAAGCAGAAAAACTTGCTGGTTTAGTTGAGAAAGTTGAATTCGAAGATGTAGAAGCTTTTGCTAATAAAGTTTCAACAATCAAAGAATCATATTTCTCAAAAACCACTGAAACAGTTTCATTAGAAGAAGAAGTAAATGATAACGATGACGTATCAGTTGCTGCTTCTCCAATGATGGAACAATATCTCCAAGCTCTAAGAAAAACTCAATAATAGGAGTAAGAAAAAATGTCTTACGATAAATTAGTTGAAAAATGGGCTCCAGTTCTTAATGAAGAATCTGCTGGCTCAATTTCGGACAAGTACAGAAAAGCTCTTACTGCACAGCTTCTAGAAAACCAAGAAGTTGCTTTCCGTGAAGAAGGCGCTGCTATGAACTTCCTAGCAGAGACTGACAACAACACAACTAACGTTACTGGTGGTGGTACTGCTAACTGGAACCCAGTTCTTATCTCACTCGTACGTCGCGCAATGCCAAACATGATTGCATACGACATTGCTGGTGTTCAGCCAATGACTGGTCCTACTGGTCTTATCTTCGCAATGAAGTCACGCTATCGCACAACTAAAGCTGGTGTTTCTGTTGGCGACGAAGCTCTCTTCAACGAAGCAGCAATCAACTTCTCTGGTGACTCAGGTACAACTGCTAACGGTAGCGCATCTGGTCTCGACGGTGTTGATTCTTCAGCAACTGGTCCTGGTACTATCGACGATGAGCGTACCGATCCTCTTGCAGCTCTTGATCTATACTCGACAGCTGAAGCAGAAGCTCTCGGCAACGACGGTGGCCAGCAGTTCGCAGAGATGGGTTTCACCATTGAAAAAGCAACTGTTACTGCTAAGTCACGTGCTCTTAAAGCAGAATACACTATGGAACTTGCGCAAGACCTTCGCGCTATCCATGGTCTAGACGCTGAGACAGAGCTTGCAAATATCCTCACAACTGAGATCCTAGCGGAAATCAACCGTGAAGTTATTCGCACAGTTAACTCCCAAGCGAAAACTGGCGCAGCTACTGGTCAAACTGCTATTAACGGCATCTTCGACCTAACAACTGACGCAGACGGCCGCTGGAGCGTAGAAAAGTTCAAGGGTCTCATCGTTCAGCTCGAGCGTGAAGCTAACCAGATCGCAAAAGACACACGTCGCGGTAAGGGTAACTTCATCGTTTGTTCTTCAGACGTTGCTTCTGCTCTTGCAGCTTCAGGTATGCTTGACTATGCACCTGCTCTTTCAACAAGCCTAAACGTAGACGACACAGGTAACACATTCGCTGGTACTCTAAACGGTCGTACTCGCGTTTACATCGACCCATATGCATCTGCTGACTACGTCACTGTTGGTTATAAGGGTACTTCCGCTTATGACGCTGGTCTCTTCTACTGCCCATACGTTCCACTAACAATGGTACGTGCGGTTGGTGAGAACAACTTCCAGCCGAAGATCGGCTTTAAGACTCGCTACGGCATGGTTTCCAACCCATTCGTTGGTAACACACCTGCTAACGGTCTTGCTGCTGCTAAGTCTAACCAGTACTACAGAATCTTCCGCGTCGACAACATCTTGACTTCAAGCGCATAAGATTTAAAAAAAATGGGAGAGGAACCAACCTCTCCCACCTTATAAACTGGGCGGCTTTGGTCGCCCTTTTTTAAGAGCAGCTGAAAATAGTCTTTCCTTATTTCATTCCTAGCAGACCATAGAACCAATCTTCGTTTGCATCTCGAAGAATTGCAAGGGGAGCTTTACCGGAATCACGTTCTGCGAAGTAGCTTTCTACAGTGTGGTTAGCAATCAGTTCCTTGAGAAATTTCGATTTGGTGATCGGTCCACGGTGCTTAAAGCGAGCAACGAAGTTCTTCATATCGTGCGAACCGTAGAAGACGTATTCGCCTGAGGTGATGAAGTTAGATTTGATGAACTTGGTCATGGTATGTTCCTTTTGTTGATACATATAATATAAGGGCATTCATATGATTTGTAAACCCCCTATGTGCATTTTTTTCTGATTTTTTTTCATATAAATACACATAGTAACAATGAGGAGTTTAACAATGGCTGTAACGCCTGATATCACATACTCTAATTCTGGAAATCAGTTGACAGAAAATCTAAACTACTTACAGCCTTCGGGATTCAAGATTGTGGTTGATCATAAAAGGTTCCCTAACTTTTCTTTCTTCGCGCAGTCGATCGTGCACCCGAACTTAACTACAAATGCTGCTGAACTTCCTTTCAGAAGGTTTACGTCTGCTCCGCAGATTCCCGATACGTATTCGTATGGTGAGTTATCGATGAACATTATTCTCGATGAAGATCTAAAGGCTTACACTGATATACATAATTGGCTAAGGACGAATGTAGATAATAACGTGACTAGTCCTTCAGAAGATCCGAATCAAAGTTCATACGCCGACTTGATTGTCACTATACTTTCAAGTCATAATAATTTGAATAAACAGTTCAAATATCGAAATTGCTTCCCTACAGAGATCGGCTCTATTAATATGGAAGCGAATACGGTCTCTACTGAGCCTGTTACATGTCCAGTTAGTTTTAGGTATACATACTTTGACATTATTTAATATGAGGTAAAATTGTGATTGATCTACAGAATGTTTTAAGTGAATGGCAAAAAGACTGTCAGATTGATGAAATGAACCTAGATGAAGAATCTAGAAGATCCGCTAACCTACATGCAAAGTATATCCAGCTTCATGCTCTATCAAAGCTGCAATTAAAGAAATCTGAAATGGAGCAGAAAACCCTTTTGAAAGAAAAGTGGTTGTATTATGGTGGCAAGATGACTTCTGAACAAATTGAAGATAAAGGATGGGAGTATGACCCGTTCGACGGTTTAAAGGTACTTAAGACAGATATGGATAAGTACTATGATGCTGATCCTGATATTCAGAAATCAGAAGAAAAAATCGAATATTGGAAGACCACTACAGAAACTTTAAAGGAAATATTAGATAGTGTAAAATGGAGGCATCAAACGATCAAGAACATGATCGAGTGGAGAAAATTCCAAGCAGGAACATAATGGAAAAAATAGTCGTACAGAAAAACAATCACGTATTCTTAGAATTAAGTTGCAATAGTGGTATAGCTATGGAGCTAAACGAGTTCTTTTCGTTTTTCGTTCCAGGTTATAAGTTTATGCCAGCTTTTAAGAATAAGGTATGGGATGGCAAAGTACGACTATTCAATCGAAACACATACCAGTTACCTGTCGGATTATATGAGTATTTAAAAAGCTTTGCAAAGGCTCGAGGATATGAAGTTGATCCGATTGAGGGTAATGCCGGTATGCCCGATGACCGAAATTCTGTCCGTACAGAGCACCTAGAGAAGTATATAGAACAACTAGAACTTACCTCTAAGGGTAAACCCATAAATATTCGTGACTATCAATACACAGCGGTTTTTAGGGGCCTTACGAGCAAAAGAGCGATCCTATTATCACCCACCGGATCGGGTAAATCATTAATCATTTACTCGTTAATGCGCTATTATATGGATAATATTAAGGATGATAAAGTTCTTATTATTGTACCTACTACCTCACTCGTAGAACAAATGTATGGTGACTTTAAAGATTACGGATATGATGTAGATAAGAATGTCCATAAGATCTATTCAGGTAAAGACAAAGATACGAATAAAAAAGTTATAGTTTCGACTTGGCAGTCTATCTATAAGCTTCCGGGAAAATGGTTCGAACAATTCGGCTGTGTGATCGGTGATGAATGTCACGGATTTAAATCTAAGTCTCTTACATCGATTATGAACAAATGTAGAAATGCTGAATACAGATATGGTACCACAGGAACACTCGACGGAACACAAACACATAAGTTAGTGCTCGAGGGATTATTCGGTCCAGTCTTTCATGTGACAACAACGAATAGACTTCAGAAAGAAAATACACTAGCAGATCTTGATATCTTTATGCTCACATTGACACATCCTGATAATGTAATAAATAATTGGGGTAAAAAAACGTATCAAGAAGAAATAGATTATATTGTAAAAAACGAGGCAAGGAATAAATTTATACGTAATCTTGCTTTAGGTTTAGAAGGTAATACACTTGTACTATTTCAATTCGTAGAAAAACATGGAGAGCCTCTTTTCAATCTAATTCGCGATGGGGCGGAAGAGAATAGAAAAGTATATTTCGTATCAGGTAACGTTGACACGTCCGATCGAGAAGCTATCCGGGGAATCGTGGAGAAACAAAAAAATGCGATCATCGTGGCCTCGTTGGGAACTTTTAGCACTGGTATTAATATTAGGAATCTCCATAATATTATTTTCGCTTCACCAAGTAAATCACAAATCAGAGTACTACAATCAATTGGTAGAGGACTCCGTAATTCTGACGACGGTAGAAAGACCAGATTATACGATATTGTCGATATTACCACAAAGCCCCGAAGTAGTCGTCTCAACTTTGCCGCCTTACACGGATCAGAAAGATTGAAGATGTATGAGAATCAACAGTTTAATTATAATATATATAAAATCGATCTCAAGGAATAATAATGGATATCAAACAGCTAAAATTAAGTTCGGGTGAAGAGATCCTAGCTTCAATAATAGACTGGGATCAAGAAGAAATTGTGTGTCGAAATGCTCTTAAGCTACTAACTATACCAGATCCAAATACGGGAAATATATACCATACACTTCGACCCTGGATGTTATTCCAATGTTCTGATGAAAACATTATTACGATTAATCCATCCCATCTTATAGGTATAGCTAATCCAGAAGAAAAAATAGTCAATCAATATCTTGATACAGTGAACTATCTTATTGAAAAGGGAATCGAGGAAGAAGATCCTTTTGAGCAAGAAAAAGAGGATGACCTATCGATCGATGACTATCTTGAAATGATGGCACCTGATCGCAAGTTCCATTAGTAGTATTCTATCCTGCCCAAAAAGGTCTTTAATATTATACCAGGAAAAAATATTTTGTAAACCCCCTTTTTTTATTTTTTTAGGGGTTTTATTTCTTTTACCTTTGTGGTATAATAAATTTAATTATGAAAGGAGTATGACCATATGGCAAAGAGAAAAAGTGTGCACTATGTAAATAATGCTGACTTTTCTGCTGCTGTAGTTGAATATGTAAAAATAGTTCAAGAAGCAAAATCAAACCAAAAAGAGATTCCTCAAGTACCGGAGTACATCGCTCGGTGCTTTCTTCGTATTGCAGAGGGACTTTCACATAAATCTAACTTTATTCGGTACACCTATCGTGAAGAAATGGTTATGGATGCGGTAGAGAATTGTTTGAAGGCGATCGAGAACTATAATATAGAGGCAGCTACTAGAACAGGTAAACCAAATGCTTTTGCATATTTTACACAGATCAGTTGGTACGCATTCTTGAGACGTATCGAGAAAGAGAAAAAACAGCAAGACATTAAATTAAAATATATTGCAGAATCTGGTATCGAAAACTTTATTGATAATGAGGATATGAGTGATCCTACAATTAACGGATTCATTGACCATTTGAGAGATCGTATTGATAAAGTAAAAGATTATGATATTAAAATTAAACAATTTAAAAAGAAGACCCGCACTAAAAGAACAGTGAAAGTCGATTCCGATCTTTCGGAGTTTCTGTAAATAATTTGGATTTTATAAAATGAAAATTGCTATTATAAATGACACACATTGTGGTATTCGTAACTCTTCTGATATATTTTCTGATAACGCTAACACTTTTTACAACGAGGTATTTTTTCCTTACCTCAAAGAAAATAACATAAAAAGAATTGTTCATCTTGGTGACATTTTCGATAATCGCAAGTTTATCAATTTCAAGTCGTTACATAGCTACCGAAAAAACTTTCTTGCCAGATTGCGAGAAAAGGGAATGCATATGGACGCAATACCCGGTAACCACGACACGTACTATAAGAACACCAATGAACTGAATTCCCTGAAAGAGTTACTTGGTCACTATATGAATGAAGTCACTATTCATATGGATCCAACTGTGATGGATTATGACGGCTTTAAGCTTGCGCTTCTTCCTTGGGTCTGTTCAGACAATCTATCCCGATCATTAGAATTTATAAAATCCTGTAAAGCAGATTGGTTAGCGGGCCATCTTGAATTAAACGGCTTCGATGTGATGAAGGGCGTTCAACATCAAGGAGGAATGAGTCCGTCTTTATTCGGTCGATTTGAACAGGTTCTTTCCGGACACTTCCATACGAAATCAGAAAAGGATAATATAAGGTACCTTGGAACACAACTCGAATTCTTCTGGAGTGACGCACATGATCCTAAGCACTTTCATATTCTGGATACTGAAACCAGAGAACTTACTCCAGTGCTTAATCCTCACACTCTTTTCCATCGTGTATATTACGACGATACTAACAGTAATTACATGGATTTTGACTGGTCATCTGTGGATCATAAGTTTGTAAAAATTGTAGTAATTAACAAAACTGACCTATTTACATTTGACCAATTTGTTGATAAAATACAATCACGTCCTATTCATGAACTTAAGATCGCCGAGAACTTTAATGAGTTTATCGGGGATAATGTAGAGGATGATGGTATTCAGATCGAAGAAACGGAGAATCTTCTGGACTCCTATGTAGATGGTGTGGATACGGATCTAGATAAAGGTCGTATAAAATTGAGTATGAGAACGTTGTTAACAGAAGCACAGGCTCTTGAAATTGCATGATTACTTTTAGAACCCTTAGATGGCGTAACTTTTTATCGACTGGTAATAATTGGACTGAAGTCGATCTAAAGTCAACGAAATCAACCCTTATAATTGGACATAATGGAGCGGGTAAGTCAACAATGCTTGACGCTCTTTCATTTGCTCTATTCGGTAAGCCCCACCGCAATATTAATAAGCCTCAACTAGTAAACACTATTAACAATAAAGATTGTAGCGTAGAGGTAAGCTTTACTGTGGGAAAGACTGAGTTTAAGATTGTTCGTGGTCTTAAACCTCAAAAGTTTGAAATCTGGAAAAACGATAAGCTTATTAATCAGGATTCTCATTCAAGAGAGTATCAAAAAGTCCTAGAACAGAACAT